GCTAAAGGGAAAGGTTAGTAGACCACCTTTCCCCAATATATCTCCTACTCTTGCTACTGACATGTTGCTATTCCTTATGTGATAATAGAACCTTTACCGCCAGTCTGTAACTGGATACCTGTCGTGGTCTGCAGATAATGGTCCTGTAGAGCTTTAATGGTTGGACTATGCATCATTACATGTTCGTTTTTCAGCTCTATATCTTTATTTATATCCGAGGAAAACAGGCTCTGCATAAGTCCTATGCCCTGTTGGCTGGGAAGTACTGTACAGGGTTTGCTGATCATCCAACCGGCTGTGGTCGATTCTACAAACTTGGCCACTACTTCATCCCCATTTACTAATTTGAAACTGACGATATCACCTGCGTCATACCCCTTACGTAATAGCATTTAATCTTTCCTTTAATTGATCTTCAGTTAATTTTGATAATCCATGGAATCCACCTTCCACGAATAGTTTGTCACCGTTATAGATCTGAGGTACGGTCCTGTGTCCCTGACCTAATATAAAATCTTTTGCTGACACATCTTCGTCTATCTTGACTTCCTGGAACTCAACGTTTTTCATCTTGAGAAGATTTTTAGCTTGGACGCAGAAAGGGCAGTTGTTCTTAGAATATACTGTTAACATTTTTAGTTCCTTTATCTTATTATATACCACTTATAGCAAGGTGGCTAAAATTTCTACAGGCTAAATCCCTTGAAGGTCGAGCTGTCGACGTCTTGCTTAGTACCACCAACGATATAGGAACTTAATTCTACTTCCTGTGGTGCTACCTGTACATCGGACCCTGCGATCCATTTGGCTGTCCAAGGTAAAGGATTGCTGCCTGTCTTAGTGCCGCAGTTCAGACCCACTGCGGTCATACGCTTACAGGTAAGCCAATCTACATAGTCACATAGCAGTTGGGTGTTAAGACCTATCATGCTACCATCCTTAAAGAGATACTGTGCCCATTGTTTTTCTTGATTGGCGGCTTCGAGGAATAACAATTCGCATTCTTTCTGTGTTTCTTCTTTGATCTGTAGATAAGCAGGATCGTCCTGCGGTAGGATCTTTAGCAATGTCTGTGTAAATGCAAGATGTACATTCTCATCTCTAGCGATCAGTTTAATGATCTTGGCATTGCCTTCCATCTTCTTAAGTTCAGCGAAGGCCCAACTACAGGCAAAGCTGACATAGAAACGTATGCCTTCCAATGCATTAACACTATTGACTGCCATCCACAGTTTCTTTTTTAAGTCGTAGAGATCGACGATGACTTCTTTGTCGTTGACCCGATGTCGACCCACGCCCAATGCGTGATACCATGTCATTGCAGTAATCAGTTCGTCATAGTATCTGCTGATATCTTTGGCACAGGTGGCGATGGGCTCGATATCCAATAACTCATCGAATATCTTGCTTGGATCGCTGTATATATTACGTATGATATGTGTATAGCTTCTACTATGAATAGTCTCATTGAATGTCCATGTATTGATCCAAGTTTCTAATTCCGGGATAGACGCCAAGGGCAAGAACGCCAGAGTAGGACTACGTCCCTGTACTGAATCTAATAGGATCTGCCTCTTTAGATTACTGGTAAAGATATGCTGTTCGAAATCAGTCAGTTCTTTAAAATCTTTAGCATCACGTAGGATATCTATTTCTTCAGGTCTCCAGAAGAAACCTATCTGCTTGTCAGTTAATTTTTCAAACTGTCTATACTTAACTGTTTCATATCTCTGTAATGTTGCTCCACCATTAGGGTCTAAAAACGCCAAAGCGTCTGTATGTTTCTGTTTATTGTTAATATTGAATACGCTCATTTGACGCCTTTATTAAATAACACAACTTTCGCACTGCTCTTGATCCTCGACTGCTTCTTGTTTGACATCCAGTTTATCGATGTCGATCTCACCTTGGCCATCCATAGTGTTGTAATAGTATAACTGCTTGAGACCATATTTATAGCACATTAGTAGATGGCCCAACATGGTGCTCATGGGGATCTTCTCATCTTCAAAATACTTGGGATTGTATGTAGTGTTTACACTGATGCCCTGATCGATATATTTCTGTAGTACACAACACAGTTTGATGTATCCCTCGGGGCTCTTGTGATCCCACAGTAGTTGATACTTGTTCTTGAGTTTTCTATACTCAGGTACTACCTGTTTTAGCACACCGTCCTTGCTCTGTTTGATACTGACATAGCTACGTGGAGGCTCGATACCATTGGTAGCATTGCTGATCTGTGCGCTGGTCTCTGCAGGCATCAAGGCCATCAATGTGGCATTACGTATGCCTGTGGTTAAAATCTGTTCACGGAGGGCTCTCCATGGCATACGCTCTTTGTGCGGTACCAACTCATCGATGTCCTTCTTACGTGTATCGATGGGCAGTATACCGTCTGCGTATTTTAGATCCCGCCAACGTAGGCAAGGACCTTGATCTTTGGCAAGATCTGCACTGGCCTTGATCAAGTAGTAACTCCATGCTTCAGCATACTCATCCACCAATGTTAACGCTTCAGGGTCGCTATAGTTAACATCATGTTTAGCCAAGAAGTAGGCAAAATTGATGATACCAACTCCCAAGGGTCTAAATTCTTCTGTAGCTATTCTTGCAGCCAATACTGGATAGTCCTGATAGCTCAATAGCGCATCGAGTCCACGTACAGCCAAGCGGCACATGTGTTCAAAGTCTGAAGGCTGTTTGACGTTGCCCCAGTTAATGGCACTGAGAGTACAGAGTGCGATACGTCCGTCGGGATCGTTGATGTCTTTAAGGGGCACCGTGGGTAAGTCGATCTCTGTGCAGAGATTACTCATCTTGATAGGAGCCTTGTCTTCTTTGAAAGGACTGTGTGTATTAGCATGATCCACATTCATTAGGTAGACTCGACCTGTATCTTTGCGCTCAGTCATAAAGCGGCTAAACAGATCCAAGGCCTTGAACGTCTTCTTGCGTAGTTTGGTATTACGCTCAGCACGTTCGTATAACTCTTTGAACTTGTCTTGATCTGCAAAGAAAGCATTATATAATTCTGGAACATCGTGTGGACTAAAGCAGGTGATGTCTCCGCCTGTGATCAGACGTTCATACATTAGTTTATTAAATTGCACACCATAGTCCATGTGACGTATACGTGTATCTTCAGTGCCTTTGTTGTTCTTTAGTACGATGAGATCTTCTATCTCATAATGCCATATGGGATAGTATAGTGTGGCCGCACCGTTCCGCACCCCACCTTGGCTACAACTACGGGTGGCACTTTGGAAATGTTTATAGAAAGGGATCACACCTGTGTGATAAGCATCACCACTACGGATGGGACTACCAAGAGCACGGATACGACCTGCACCAATGCCTATGCCTGCCTTCTGGCTGACATAGCGAACGATGCTAGCCGCTGTGGCATTGATACTGTCCAGGCTGTCATCTGTTTCGATCAATACACAACTGCTGAACTGCTTCTGTGGAGTACGTACACCTGCCATGACCGGGGTGGGCAAGCTGATGTCATGCAAGCTGATAGCATCGTAGTAGTCCTTGATCCACGACAGTCTGCTTTCCTTGGGATAGGATTGGAACAGTGTGGCTGCGATTAGGAGGTATGCTATCTGCGGAGTTTCAAAGATATCTTTTGTAACGCGATTCTGCACTAGATACTTACCACGCCATTGCTCCATGGCTACGTAGGTAAAGTTTTCATCACGTTCGTGTTTGATAAAGCTATCTAATAGATTCCATTCATCCGGGGAAAAGGCAGTTAATAGATGTTGATCGTAGAACCCAGATTCTACATTCTTCTTGACCAATTGGATCAAGGGCCAAGGGTCATACTGACTATAGACTTGTTTACGTAGATGATAGTTTATAAGCCTACCTGCTACATATTGATAATTTGGTGTTTCTTCGTTGATAAGATCAGCAGCTGATTTAATCAATGTTTCTTGTATGGCTGCTGTTTCGATCCCGTTGTAAAATTGTATCTGACTTTTAATCTCTACTTCACTTGCACTAACTCCGGTTATCCCCTGTGTGGCCCAGAATACTACTTTATGTATCTTTTCTAGGTCTAAATTCTCTCTTTTTCCATCTCTTTTAGTTACTTGAATTTGTGTCATTGATCTTTCTCTTTTTAAAACTGATGTAGATTTAGGTCACTAATCGCTATGCTATTGACCAAACTTAAACTTTCGCTCACTTGTTTGCTATTTACAATCTCGTCGTGAATATAATTAAGGACATATTTTCCTTTGTCAACATAAACTAAATTATATTGTTCCTTGACCATTGGATCATTATATATCCGTATCTCCAGTTCAGGACGATGGTCGCTCAGGTACAAAGTATACACTATTCCAAGAGCTTTTGCAAGATCACAATAGTGGTTTTCGTAGATTAATTCCCAGGGATCTGGCCATTTATCCACCTCCAAGATAGCCAAATATTTAGAAACGAAAGGTGCATAGCTCCAAAGATGCTGTGTGTCTTTTACAGCCTCGTCGAGAGACTTCTGATTTAAATCATTACGAAAATTTTGCCAATAGCGAAGACGTTCGCTAGGTAATAGGGTCCACATGTATTACTCTTTGATACGATTAAAATGTAACTGAGTCTAAACTGAATTTAATTTGTGCACCGGACCCAGTACTGGTTAAGTTGGCGCTGATCCTTGTTTGATTATTTCCTAGGATATTAGCTTGGAAATAAACCCCTGTAATATCCGTTTCCGTATAATCATCGGAATAGTGTACTACGTTTGCAGTAACGTTACTGGTCACGCAAAATGTGCCTACCCTAACATTAGATGCTCGGGTCAATACATAATTCATTATGATGCCTGGGATCGTGCTAGCAAAAGTACAACTAGTCAATGGACTTGTTGTATTGTCCGATAGGCCCTGTGATATAACAGCCCCATTGGCAAAGGGAAGATCCTGTGTTGTCAGTACTCTTGTATTGCCGATCTCTGGGGCACCTTCTGCTAAAGTGCCGTTGCCAATGTAGAGTTTCTGTGTATCAACACTCCAACCTAGTTCTGCACTGGCCAATTGGGGTAGATCAGACTCTACACCCCTGCGATTTTTGATTTGTGAAATTTGTACGATTGCCATATTATCCTAGTCCTGTGATAGTATTTAGTTTTCCTTGTAATACTGTTCTACTCTGTCGAACCACTTTTGTGTCCACACAGCGAATTCGTCAGCTTCTATCACAAACTCTTGATATTGATTATCTGCACTACACATTAAGATAACACCTGTTTCTATGTCTGTTCCATAGGTATTGTTATGTGCGTTGGCATACGCGGCTAATTGGATGAAATAATCGTCGATCCACTCCCTTTTCTTGGGTTTATTAGTCTGTTTGAAGTCTAAAATCGCCGGTTTGTCTTTCCATAGGCCAATGCAGTCAGTAGTACCCGCATAGAGGCCGCTATAGTATACAGGAACTTCAACTCCCCAGAATTCATTAACATTGTTAGCCAGTCCT